CGGGTCGACGCTAAATCCAAAGTCCATGCCAATGCCAAAAGGAAAAGACTTATCGAATTCGCCAATTTTCCAATTTTCAAATATTACGCCCTCGGCTTTGCCCATCCAGTTGCCCAAAACTATGTGGTTGTACTTGGTTGGGTTGCGCTCGCGCATAACCTCAAAACGATTTATAACGGTTGGGTTTAGGTTTTCTTTGTTGTCTAAATAGGTCGTGTGAATGTAAGTACAATCGTTTTTAACTCCTATAAATCCAGAATTAACGGCGTAATCCTCAAAAAAGCGCTTATATACCCAATGCTCTTTTGTCGCTGGGTTCATTACCAACAACACGCGGTTTGGCTTGTCTACGGCCCTAACGGATAGGTCGATGCGGTCAAAAATGTCTTCGTCTACCAGTTCCTCGGCTTCATCCAAAAGCCAAGTTGTTACGCCAGCAATTGATTTAAGGTTAGCCGTTGCGGTGCCTTGGCTTGTTTTAATGCCTCGAAATAGGATTTTAGACCCCGTGACCTTGTTAATTATTTCGCTCTGGGTAATTTCAAAATCGCCCTCTTTATTCATTAACTCAATTTTGTCAATGAATTCGGGAATAATCGAAATAAACGCAGAGGTTAAAGTCCAGCGAGTAAATAGGATAACGTGTCCGCTTTCGTAAGTAAGGTTAAGCAAAAACATAGACAAGGTCCACGACTTGCCAGAGCCACGGCCTCCAGTAACTAGAAAATAACGCGTTTGCGGTTCGTCAAAAAAAAGAGGTTGGTATTTATCCAACAATTTAATCGCGTCCATTACTTGGATTTAAGCCACTCAATCGGCGGCGTTACTTTGTCGCCTTGGGTCGTTACGTCGATTTGTTGTTTAGGCATTCCGAAACGATAGTTTAGCCAAGTCTTTATGGCTTGTATGTCGCCGTCTTCGCAACGGTTCCAAAGCGCTTGCCATGCTTGCTCGGGTACCGCAATCGCGTCCATTTGCTCAATTACTTTTATTTCGTCGGCTTTTGGTCTTCGACCTCCGCCTAGTCTTGCGCCACCGTGTCCGTTTGCCATTTTGCAAAAATTTGTTTATTCAAGTAAAGATAAAAAAAAGTCTAGCGAACGTTAGACCTTATTAAAAACCAGTAAAGTGTATCCAAACCACGACGCATTTGTTGCCGCCTTCCTTAGTTCTTCGCTTGCTTTTTTATTGTACTTAAATCCACGGTCGCAAATGTCTGCAATGATGTAGTCGTTGTTTCTACAATTAACGTGGCCGCTCCCGCCTTGGCCTTCAATTGCCCACGAAATAATTAGCGTTTTTCTAACGTGCTTAGTTATGTTGGTAATAAACAAATCCTCAAATTCTGCTGGGATATGCTCGCCAACTTCCAAGGATAACACCGCGTCGAATTTCTTTTTTAAATAGAACGGCTTAGATAGGTCTAGGACGCTGCCAATACCTTCCGTTAATGCTTCCGTATTCGGATTCCCATCGAATGCCTCCACGGTCAAATTTGATGCCTTAAACGCCCTTGCATAGTCTCCCATCCCGCAGCCGAAATCGACAACGGTTTTAATTTCGTTATCCAATAGATATTGCGTTAGCGCATTGGCTAGACTGCGGTCGTGTATGTGTCCAGTCCCGTCGGTAGTTTCCCAGAATCCTAAATCATTTATTTGCATATTCTTTTTTTTTCAAAGTTATAAAAAAACCTCAGCCACACGGCTAAGGCTTTTCAGTCAAACAAAAACCCAAAATAAACCTATATTAAACTATAATAATGTAATTACTTGATTGGTGACGTTTCCAGAAAAGTCGCAAAGCTTTCCGTTTCTTTCAAATTTTACCTCTTTTTCTCTGCCTTGGTAAGCGCTTGCAAGTAATCTAATCTGGCGCTGGACCATTTCAATGTTTACAAATATGCCTTGGCCTTTGTTACTCCATGCGCTCCAGCTGCCATCCCGTAATCGGTACCTAATTTCTAACGAATAATCTAGCTTTAACTTTGGCGCAACTCTAGCCATTTTTTTTAACTCTAATAATTAATTCCAATCCGATTGCGTCACAAATTTTACGCAAATTGTGAACGCTTATAGATTCAAAACCATTTTCAAACTGGTTAATCGGTTGGTGACTTAAACCAATTTTTTGCGCCAAATCCAGCTGCGTAATGTTTAAATTTTTACGGATTTTCCTAATTAGTCGGCCTTCGTCTAAACTCATTTTTGTAACGTTTCCACAAATATAAGTTTTAAATAATTATCCAACCAAAAGCAAAGATTTTGTTTAAAACGGCAATAGCTTATAAATCCCCATTTGTATAAATTCTTCGCCTTTCTTTACAATGCATTTGCGAACGTTTAACTCAAAAACGTTTTTATCGTTAAAGCCGTATTTTTTCTGCGCAATATCCAAAAGCAATTTTACGGGGTTATCCAAATCGCTTGCCTTGTTGCTAAACCCAAAGAAAAACTCAATTCTTAGCATTTGCTCGGTTTCGATTTTTGCCTTGGGCATACTTAACAAAATAGTTTCCTCGTAAGCTTTGTAAGCTGGCGTTTTAAAACGTTTTCCTTGCCACGCCTCGTTTATACTTAGCGGCTTTTCGTTTAGCTTAAAAACAATCATTTACAAGCCTTAAAAACCAAGTCCATTGCAATGGTAAACAATGCAACCAAAACCATAAACAAAAGTCCAAATTCGACTCTGTAATGCATCAAAATAAAAATACCTAGCACCGTGTTAACGGCGCTAAATAGATTCTCTTGGCTAGGCTTAAAAAGGTAAAGTATCCTTTTCATATTTTTCGATTATTTCCTTTTTAGCGACAACTGGCACCCAGTCGTTTTTTTCCTTTGGCTTATTCTCGTTGTTATCCTTTTGGTAAAGTTCCAAATAATGCGTTGCCTTGCCTTCTACCTTTTGCGGCTTTTCCTTAATGTCTAAGTTTACCCATTCTGTGTCGTTGTCATTCATGTACTGCAATAACTTTTCTAAGTCGCTGCGGTTTTGGCTTACTTTCCACATTTCGCCATACTTTGTTGTAATTACTTTGGCATTACCGCCGAAAATCTTTCCCATTGTTTTAGTTGTTTAAATTGTTTAAATTGTTTAAATATTTTCCCCATTGGTTAGCCATTGCTTTTGCTATTCCTTCGAATGTTTTAGACCTAAGTTTACCAACCTGGCTTTTATCATTACTAGTAAACGCGTCATAATACCACATTGCTTGTCTTTTCTTTTTTCCGGTTTTTTTATCAATCCATTCAAAAAATTCACCTTTATTAGTATGCGTAATTTCTTGGTCAAATAAATTGATTTCTTTATTATGATAAAGTAAAGGTAGATTTTTTAACCATAAACAAGTTGCTTTGGAAAAAGGGTCTCCAAAATAATATGGATGAATTATTTGGTTTGGCTTTTTATATTCTTTGCTCATTATTCCAATAGGGTTTTCAATTGCTATATGCTTTATTGGAGCGTTTACCATTTCCATAAAAAACTCAATACCTTCTTGTTGCCTTCCGTCTTGTCTTTTTTTCTCAAACCAAGCCGCTCCGCTTACTGCTAAATGCGTACAAGGAGGAAAAGCAATCATTACGTCCCAACCTTGGTTTATAACCTCTAAAACATCGCCTTTAATATGCCATTCTGGAAACCCTCCCGATTGGTCTTGTATATCGCAAGAATAAGCCTCAAAACCAAGCTTTCTAAATTCAATGGTTACCGCCTGGCTTTCTTCGCAAGCAAGTAAAATTTTCATATTAATTTATCCAAGTTTTTATTCTCTTTAATTGATTCCAAAATAAATAGTTTCCAAATCTTATTCTTTGACTTGGCGCCAACTGTTGATTCTTCGACCCAATGTTTAGTTAATCGCAATTCTTTGCGCACTTCTTTTTCAATTTCCTCCAAGTTGTAAAGCCAAGGTTTTAAAATTCCTTTTTCTTGAAACTTGTTAAACCAGTTAACGCCCCACTCCGCAATATCTTTGCAATATCCCGTTTCTTTTGCGTGCTGGTAATTCTCGCGGAAAATGTTTTTACCAATCTCTAGCCAGTACTCGATTTCCTCGGCGCTGGGCTCTTTGTCTTTGTTGTTTTGGTTTTGTATCTCCATAACGATTTGGCTTTGGTGGTGCTGGTAATATTGGTTAATCCAGCCGTTTACTGTCTTTTCGTTAACGTGGTAAAAATCGCCGTACTGGCCCCTAAGTCCAGCGTGCAAAATGTAGTCTACGCGTTCGTCTGTCATCCAACCAAATTTTTTAAATAGGTCGTTTAGGCATTCAATTAATTCTGTTGCGTCTTGCTCTTTGTATTCTTTAAATTGTTTAAGACCGCAAACAAATTCCATTTTTTGCAAGTGTTTTAAAATTGTCTTTTTCATTGTGAGTTTTGTTTTTCTTTTTCTAATTCTAATTGGTAAAGCTTGGCAAAAATATTCTCGCTTTCTTTTTTCTCTGGCGGTTTAAAATTGCTTTTTAAATTATTTGACAAATAAAGGTTAAACGAATTTTCAGCTTTTGCAATTGTCATTGGCTCGCCCTCTTTAATTGTTGCCCATTTTTTAAAATACTCTTTAATGGTTTTGGTGTCCATGCTATGTACTTCGCTCATGCGTTCAAAGTAAGGACGTTTTAAAGGCTTTTCTTTTTCAAAATCAATAAACACATCGTCCAAAGAAAAAAGAGCGTTAGCGCTTATTTGTTTTTTTACATTTCCATTTACATTATCATTTACATTAACATTACCATTTACATTAACAGCTAGATTTGCTAGGCTTTGCTTAGCGGTGCTAGGGTTTGCTAGGATTTCGCTAGCATTGCTAGCTTTGCTAGCTTTTGCTAGACCTCCCATACGTCCAGCCTCGGCGCGTTGTTGTTTCTTTTCGTCCCATATTACCAAGTCCCTTTTTAATTGCGTCTTAATTGGTAAAAAAGCAATCTTTAAAAGCTTATCGGTTTGCTCTGGGTTTTCGTCGTTGACATAGGCAAAAATATGCTTTATCAACTTGCCAGCGTCTTCGTCTGTTAGTTCGTCAAATACCTCTTTTTGGTCGGTATAAAGGACAAAGGATTTTTTACCGTTCATAATAAATAAAAAGGCCCCAAACGTGTCGCAGTCGTCGGGGCCAGTTGGTTATAAACCTATGAAATATTTAAGGCTGCGACCTCTCAAATATCTCATTTCAATACACAAATATAATTCTTTTTGAATTATCCAACTAGATTACGCTTTTTTAGATGAAAATAAATGCAAGCGTATGAGGCTCCTAATTCTATGGCAATAACCTTGGTAGGCGTACGCTCTTGCCATTTTTCAAATATTAATTCCTTTTCGTATTCGGTTAGGTTTCGGCGTCTCATAAATCTAATTTTATTCTTTCTGCCGCATCGCGGTATTTTTTATTTAAAACCATTTCGTCAGCTGACATATACATTGCAATGCGTTTGCCATTTTCTAGAGTTACAATTTTAGTGTCAATTTTAAAACCTTGGTCCCTAAGGTCTGCAATTCTAGCGGCAAGCCTAAAGCAACCGAACTGGTTTAAAGCCTCAAGCTGAGTAATGGAATAGCCGTTCAATAACCAGCCTTTTATTAGCGCGTTTTGTGAGTCGGTAGCTTTCATATTTGAACGAGTTTTTCGATTAGATTTTTAGCCTCATAATAAGCCGTATAAAATTCGTCCTCTGTTATTTGCTTTAAACTCATAACGTCTAAGCCGTGCAATATGTCAATTGTGTAAATGACGATTTTAGGGTACAAATACAAGCTATATTGTAAAACGTCCTCGCCGTAGTAAACGACATTTATGTAAGTTTTTTCGTCAATCAATTTATAGTAATCGCCGTTACTGCGTAGAAAGTAGCGCGGAATTATAACCGTGCTGGTTGTTGTTGTGCTGATTTTTAAAGTTAAATTTTCCATAGGTGTGTTTTGGTTAAAAGGTTAAAGTAATTTAAGTCCAAGCATATAGCCAAGCGCAAAGATTGGCGACATTGCTAAAATGAAATAGAGAATTTTTCCGGTAATCTTGATTGATTTTTTCATAAGTACAATTTGTAAAAGTCCATGTTTTTTTTAGCAGTTGGCCAATCAATTGAACCATCAACTGCACCAGCGGAAAAAAAGAAATGCAAATATTTTGCACCTTCTTTTGTGATTGGCCCATATTTAGGGCCGAATTGTGTTACTTTTTTCATAGGTGTTTGTTTAAATGTTTCGAAATATCAAACTAATCTAATTAATAACAAAGATTTTAAACCTTTTTATCAATCATTTTTTTAGCCTCGGCCACGTCTAGCAACTTGCGAACCTTGCGAAACTCCAGCTTTTGGTCCTCTGCTATTTCTTTGCAGTCGTACCCGTAGGTCGCCAGCGTTAGAATTCTGCTAATTTGGTGGTCTGTTAAAATGTTAAATATGTTTTCGTCCATTAATTTGCGCGGGTAAATTTCGTGCAGCTTCATTTTTGTATAAAGCAAATACCCTACTTTTTGGTCGTCTAGTCCAAGCGCCTTGGCTATCTTTTTGCGGGTCAATCCCTCTAAGTAAAGCGCTTTAATTTTGTCCATTATCTCGCAAGTTTCCATAATCTTTCGAATGTTTCGTTAAATGGTAATTTCTCTTTGTCGTATGTGGAGGCGACACCTTTTGGCGCCAAGTCTGCGGGCCGTTGTATAAACTTGCCCAAGTATAAGTTTGGTTTCATTTTAATATTTCTTTTAGTTGATTATAAACTGATTCTGCGTTTGCGCCCCAGTACATTTTACATTTGCCGTCTTTAATTGGAGCCTCGGTAAAGTAGCTTTGGTACTCGCTTGGCTTGGCCGTGTAGCGGTAACAAGTTTCTTTCTGGGGACAATTTGTCCCCACGCATTTTGTAATATCTGGACTCATTTAATTTGGAGGTTAAAGTTTTCGATTAGTCTGGCGCCAATTACATTTTCGCCGCGTTTAATAGCCTCTTTAATCGCTACTTTGTCCGCGGTTACCACGTTTTTAATGTTTCTAAAATCGCTCGGTAATGCCTCGACTAAATCAACTTCGACCGACTCGCTACGGCGTAAAGCCAGTTTAAATAAAGGCGATTCTATTTTGTCGATATTGCTTACCAACATGGCGTTTTTAACCGCGTCCTTTAGTCTGTCAATCGCTCGCTCTTTGCTTTCTTTCATTGCCTTTAAACGCTTTATTTCGGTGTCAATTGCGTCCGCATCGCTCTGAATGTTTGCAATTACCTTGGCATAATTGCCCGCCTTGGCTTGCAACTGTTCTTGGTTAATTACTAGGGCCGCCTCTAATTCTGGCGTAAGTTCCTCGGTTTCAAGTAGGGAGGCTAACTCTAGCGCCTCCCGTGTTATTTCGTATAAATTTGCCATTATATTAATCCGTCTAAAGTGTCTTGCTGGTCCTTATTAAAATTGTATTTGGTAATCGCCTCGAGCGCTTGTTTACGTTGCGGCTCGGTCCCGTTTAAATACCGTACAATGTACGCGAACTGTTCCTCGGTTGGTGCAACCTTTACGGCTTGTTTAGGTGCTTGTTGTTGCCTTACTGGTCGCGTTGCCGCCTCAGCATCGTCGTCGCTTATTGCTAAGTTTAAAATGCTTGTAATGGCATAACGTCGCGCGTAACTAATTGCCGAGCCTTGCGCTTGCGGGTCGTTCTGTCTGACAACTTGCAACGTGTAGGTTGCCGAAATGTACTCGCCCGATTCCGCGTGTATTAGCATAGTCGTAAGGCCGTCGCCGTTTGGAAATTGGCTAAGGATTAAACCAGCTTTTTCTAGCGGCTCGCTGACCTCGGTAATAATATGCGGCAAGCTTGCGTAATTGCTTTTAAAAAACGGGTTTTTTGCATCTTTAGAAATGCGGCCAACCATAGCGTGAAACTTGGCTAGGGACTGGGTAAGGTGTTGAATACTTTGTGATTTTTCCATAGGTTTTGTTTTGTTTAAAGGTTGCGTTCTATTTTAATTTCTAAGATTGCCAATAAGCTTGGCGTTGGCTTTACTTCAAAAACCGAGTCGGTTTCTTCGTCGTAAAACGATAGGCTTGCCGTGTGGTCAATTGATACCTCGACCTCGCCGTAGGCTGGCGCGTAGTCGCTTTTGTCTTCGCCCCAGTTGGTAACTGAGTAGTCGCCTTGCCAGACGTACTCTTTGCCTTCATAGGTAAATTCGACCTCTTGGTCGTAATAATTTTCTTGGTCGT